TCAATGACAGACGTAACCTTATAGAAGCCCTGGACCACAATGCCGCCCACTGAGACAGGGACAGCGATGTTGATATAGCCATCGGCTGCATAGCCGTGGTTGGGCTGAGTAACGGTTACAGTGGTCTCACCAGCCGTTGTGGCGAACTCGGGAGCCACATTGGACGGCGCGCCCATCTGATAAGTGCGGAGATAGACATCAAGCAGTGAGACAGTGCCTGGCGGCATTGAGTATGTCGCCACGCCCGCCACGAGGGGGATAGTGATGAGGTCGACTGCCCAGAGGTTGACGCCCTTGTTCGCCCACGTCGAGAAGACGTAGTTGATCGAGCGCCGAGCTGAAATCATGTGATCGGCGGTGATGCTCGATGCTCGAACCCCACAGCGATCATATGCGTCAAGCACGATTTCAGACAGGGCAGGATCGAACTCGTAAACCCCGCTGGTTGGCATCGTGCTCCCTCAAAAGAAAGCGGCGACAAGAAGCCTTGCCGCCGTCTTTAAGTCAGTCAGATTTTTGGATGATCAGTTGTTGACGGGCGACTTCGCAGGAGCAGAAGTCACATTCGACGCGCTAGACCACGGCGAACGGCCACGGCTGGTCACAGCGCCGCCAGAGGCACGCTTTGGACGGTCGAGACGAGCAGCGCCCTTCTCACCCTCGGCAGCGCCAACGGCCTTCTTCTTGACCTTGCCGCCCTTCTTGAATGCGTCCTCGTTGGACTGAGCATCCTTCATCACATCGACGCCGGGGATACGCACAGGCCCACCGGCATTGTAGCACTTCTTCTTACCTTTCATCTTCTACTTCTCCAGAAAAAGCCGGTGGATGTGATCCGGCAAAAACGGTAACTATGATGAAAACACAACAGGTAATTGAGAGTTTAAGTATGGTCCAAGCTGCTCGATACACCATTGCAGTCGTGGGGAGCCAGAGCCTGGCACCGCTACTACGTTAACCGAACTCCCCGATGCAGTAACATTCAATGACATGTTAAGGCTATCTACGGTTTGGTTCCTTATGATAACCGGGTCAGCAGAGGACACATCTCTTACAGCTAGTTCCTGAACTATAAAACAATCGTTCGTTCCGGTAGTTGAGCAGCCAGCCACCGTGATCCTGAACAGATACGGTGTCCAAGATGCTGTGCTTGGCAATGTAATTGTTGCCGTGTAACTCGTTCCCACTCCCGGAGTATAAGCTAGGATATTTTGCTGGCCAATCTGAAGTAAATCGGTGCTAGTTTGCTCGTAATTAGGACCAAGAATATTAGCAGAAGCGCCGCTCTGCTGCGTTATATTGGTGCCGCCAGATGATCGCCTAAGAATGTTATTTCTAACGAAGTTCTTCGTCGCATTAGCACCGAATAAAGTAACGACTGAGCTATTGGCGGGTGCAGGGGTATTGTCAAGTATGTTGTACTCAACAACGTTGTAAGATGAGTTGTCTATTGTTATAACGGTAGATGCCGAAGCTCTTATGTAATTGTTCAAAAACCGTATATTCGGGGCATTTAAGCTTACCGTGGTACAGTTAAGGGAATTCCCCGTCACGATTGCGTTTGGGCATCTGCGGAGATCCAATGTCCCAGTGGTGCCTGGGGTAGAGATGTTATCTTGTATTACAACATTCTTGCAGTCCAACGAACCTGTGTTGCCGATCAGGTACGAGAACGCTCCGTCAAATGAAACGCCATATATATTGACGGCATCAGCAGCCCCAACCAACTCTATTCCGTAGTCGCTATCCTGCAATCTAATATCGTGAATAGAAATGTCTTTTAACCCGCCAGAAATTGATATTGCCATTCCAAAGCTAACACCGCCACAATTGGCAATCCGACCTCCGGCAATTTCGATATTGCCTCCGTGCTGGTTTTCCTGATCATCGTGTTGGATGATCTCTATTCCCATTCGTCCAACGGATATGATGTTGATGTTCTTAATGGTTACGTTTTGAACTTCCGCACCAGGGCGCGATTTAAGAAAGATGGCGTTTCGCCCGACAGCTGGAACATTGATGGTCACGCCCTCAATGTTAAGGCCATCAATTGACGGACCATCTCCATTTATTAGACCGGCAGTTGATGACCCGGCTGAAAGATCGCTTTGAATCTTGAAGTTTTTTAGCTCTACATCTTTCACGGCGCCGGACGAACCGAAGCTGATTATAGGATGGCTCGTGTCGAAGGTTAAAATAGTCTCGTCACCTTCGCCATTGATCACAAGGCCAGATGTTGGAACAAAAGCGCTTCCAAGATTATATATTCCAGGTGGAACAATCAGTTTTTTGCTAACCGACTGCGCCCGAGCGAACGCCAAACTAGAGTCGAAGCCCGGAATATTCGGCCGTGCGCCGAATTGGAGAACGTCGACGGCCTTAACCATTGCTGATCAACTCTGAATATATACTTCGATCTTAGAAATAGTGAGATTAGAACCAGCACCCACCGCAAGCATTCTAGAGTACGAGAGAACGAAATCCTGGGATACAGCAGTAAACGTTCCAGATGCGGTTCCTGTCCCGCTCCCAGACGAAAATGCTGGCGACAAAGACACGCCATTGGCAAGCAATGATACAGTCCCGACAGAAGTGATGACATTGCCACTAACAGTCACGCTCACCTGGTATGACTCACCAAGTTTTAGAACCCCAGTTTGGGTAAGATTGCGTCCTGCGCCTGCAGCCGTAGTGACATCTAGAATAGCGCTCCCCACAGCGATTGACCAAGACGAGCCCGCATTCCAGGAAGCAGAGCCATTTGAAAAATCGGGGTTGGAGAGAACATTTTGCGGCTGACTCCCAGAGCCCACCTCGTATATCTTGACGGCATTGCCGCCCAAGGAGCCCGATGGCGATCCCGACCCAGGATCTAGCCCTATCGTCTTAACTGCGTTCGGCATTAGGTCGCGATGATCCCAGCAGCCCTCAGAGAGGCAAGAAGGGCATTGAATTGGGTGATCACATCCGTGCCGTCAGTGGCATCGGCCACAGCAGCGCCCTGAGGTGCGGGCGGCAGAGCCGTGAACTGGACGGTGCCACCCACTACACCCAGGAATTGGCCATTCGTGCCTGGCGTGATGGCAATCGTTCCTGCCGAATAGCTGAGAGGTGCGGTTGCCGCCGTCACCGCCCGCGCATCCACATAGCTCTTACGCACAGCCTGATTGGCAGTCGTCGGGTCCGATCCTGGCAGGACGGGGATGCTGGAGAAGGTCTTGACGCCAGCTATCGTCTGGTTGCCTGTGAGTTTCACAACAGCGGCATCGAGCGTCGTCAGGTTCGTCGCGTTCTGATTGACCGCAGCGGCTACCGTGCTTGCAGATAGAGCGCCACTGCCGACGAGAAGGTCGGTCCCGTCGAGCGTCACGTCTCCGCTCTCGCCATTGACGGAAGTGACGGTGTCGCCGCCGTTGAGCCGTTGAACTTTAACTGCGTTCGGCATCAATGCCTCAACATCATTTAAATGCTAGCGAACTCGCCGAATGCCTTTTGGGCGTTACGCCTGTAGGACTCGGCAGCTTCCGATGCGGACTTAAAGTATTCTGTCGAGACGACTCGTCCGTCTTTCTGAACTCTCGCCATCCAAAGTCCGAGTTTCTTGTTAAAGCAAACCCCTTTGTACCCGGACGTATTGTCTTTTCGCTTTTTCGAATTGGCTGCGTTATCCGACTTTGTGCATACACGCAAATTCGATATTCGGTTGTCTGCTTTGTCTTGATTGATATGATCGACCAAGCCCTTCGGCCAGTCGCCATAAACAAAGAACCACGCCAATCGATGGGCTAGATATTTCTTCCCATCAATCCCTATGCCAATGTATCCATTAACCAGTGGGTGGCCTGCTTTCTCGCCAATCGTAACTCGAATGCTGATGCGTTGCTTCCAGACGAATTCTCCCGATTCCGGATCGTAATCCAGAATCTGCTTCAGCCTTTCCAGAGTTATCATGTCTAGTTGCTAATGCCGGCCTGTATGCCCTTGATAGCCAAAGAGCCATCACCCGAGTTGATCTGAATGCGCCATCCGGTCACTGGAAGTGATATAGTTGTCTCGCCATTCGCTGTTGCATTGACAAGAATGGGGTCATCGAACGGGACGGGCGGAGCGGGAAAATCCGGAGTCCCTCCGGTTGGGACCCAGATGAAGTTGTCGTATGTCCACTGAACGGTATAATCTACCGTCCCCTCGACCACGACAGCTATTGAAACGTTGGTCGGAGCCAAGTGATAGTTCACCAGCTGCCAAGGCGTTGCGCCGACAGCCGTGGTGCCGACCGTGACATTGCCTGCGGCGGCACCGCTCGCGACAATCCGCGTGACGGCAGAGAAATCATACTGGGTAGACGCCACGCCAGCATTGGCGCCCGTGACAACCTCGCTGATCTCGCCACCCGTGCCGTTGCGGCCATAGACTGTGAATGTGATACTGCTGTCGTCGCCAGCTGAGGTAATACCCACACGGCGTCCGGTATCGAGAACGGCAACCCCATTCTGAACAAGCGAGCCATTCATGTTGAGATTGCCAGCAGCCGCGACAGCCTGGGCCTCGGCAATGCCGTCAGCGTCAGATGCCTCTAGAGATTTGATGAGATAAACAGGTCGGGCCATACGCGAGCCTCCTATTCAGAAGGCGCTTACGGGGTTTCCGGGTCGGCAAGATCCGCGATAGCCTGAAGAGCCTCAAGCAGCGTTCCAGCAGGGATGACCGTTCCCCCAGCAGTGGTGATCTCAGGCACCTCAATGGTTTCCACGTCAGGAAGTACCAGAGGTGCGCCATTTACCTCAAAACCGGCAATCGAATTGACAGGACCGGAGAACGTCGTGCGGGCCATTTTGGATTTACCTCATGCACTTGGTTTTGACACGCCGTCTGTGCATCGTCTGCCGGGTCAGTCTGCGTGTCTGGAAATGCTCCCGGATGAACGAAATAGGGGCGCCCCGGAGGACGCCCCACTTGCGAGTATTTGGCTGTCAGCCTTTAAATAACTCGGAGGGAATGCCTAAGCACAGTACCCAGACGGATTATGCCGTCGGGAAGCTGCCATAAATAGACCGTGGATTGTTGTAGCTGAAACTAAAGCGCTCAGTGGCCAACACCAGCAGGTTCTGAGTGGTGAAGTCCACTTGCATGTCAGTTTCATACGCCCGGCGCTGCAAATACAGCAGGCCGTCAATGTTGGTCTTGAGGAACCAAGCATAGGGGCTGGTGAGGAAGTCCATGACGATAAAGCCGTCACGGATATCGTTGCCAGCCTTGAGCGCATTAGTGTCGTTGTCGGCGGTGCCTGGACGAAGGTCCGTTTCAAGCAAGCGCCGAGCAACATACTTGAGCTGAGGCGGAACAATCAGTTTCTCACCGCGAGCCATGATGCGCAGGCCGCGCTGATCCGGGAAATACCGGATCTGCGTTTCTGCGTTCTCAAGAGCTGCTTCGTTGAGGTCAACGTCCACCGCAGGCCGGTTGGCCCAGGTCGCACCGTCAATCGGGTGAGCCGTGCTGCAGAGAGACACGCCGTCACCGCCAACCCGCGTGTCATAGACGGTAGCGGTATTGAGGACGTTGGCGCCGAGGATTTCCTTCGTCTGAGCAAAGGAGTCCATCAGCTTCTTCGTGGCGTTCGGGAACTCGGACTTGTAGAGGTTGTCCTCAATGGCCTTGCGGGTGATCGCATAGCCAAGGCCAAGCTCGATATGCTCCTGGTTCCAAACGAAGCGGTCACCAGCAGCGTTGTCGAACTCTACAGCGCCACCTTCAGCCTTGAACTTGGCAAGACCGAAGAAGGCCATTTCCGAGGTGCGCTCGATAGCCATTTTCGAGACGCCACGGCTGAAGACCTTATCCCATTGGGTCGGGATCTGATCATAATCACCCGTGATTTCGCGAAGGCCGGGAAGCAGCTCGTTTTTGATCTGAGCAAGATTGATAGGCATGTTCTATCCTCCTCAGATCACAGGCCAGTGGTGGTTGTGGCGTCGACGGCGTTCAGACGAACCAGAACACGGTTGTACTGAGCGGTAGCGTCGTAGCCGTTCCCCACGCCTTGGCTGAGGCCGACAATACGGAAGGGAAGAGTGGCAGTGGTCGCGATGGTGGCGAAGTTCACTGACATTCCAGAGAAGCCAGCATGAGTGATCGTGCCAGCGGCGATGTCGATGTTGTTGCCGATATCGGCCACAGTGACAGGGCTCGCGCCAGTCACCTGAGCCTCGAACAGCATGCGAGGATCATCGAGGATGTAAGCCACAATGTCGCCTTCGGTCGTGTTGACGCCGGGCCACTGATTCATCCACTGGACCCGCTGCTGTGCGGTGTCGTAATAGGTGCAGCCCCAGAAAATACCGGTCGCACGAGTGCCGCCAGGAGTGGCAAGCTCGATAAAGCCGGTCGAGGTGGACTTCACCAAGTCCCCCTTGCCAATGGGAGTGACATTGGCAGGGTCAATCAATCGGGTGCTCAGCGCGTAGTTGACCGCCGCAGCATCATCGCGGCGCACCGGCCGGAACCCGAAAGGCGCATTCATATTCGCCATTTCAGTTGTCCTGCTTGGGATGCGGCGAGGTCGCAGCGCGCGAACTTACGCCTAGATATCTTTGGGGAGAGGAGGGCCACCGAGCGCCGATGAGCCAGAAATGGAAAAACCGCCTTAGTGGCGGTCGCAACTTTCCATCATGATCAAAAACTATCAGAGATTGCTTTAGTTGTCAAGCAAAAACTGTGCCGTTACTCGTCGTCTGGAATGTATTGTTCGTATGTCCTGTTGGTTTTTGCCCCTACCCGGTCAAAGCTAGAGCCGTATTTCTCCTGCTTTAGCCGTTCCATTTGCTCTTTTCTCTGAGCGCGGGCTACGTCAGCGTCTTCCTGGCGAGCTTCTTCAGTCAAATAGCTTGGCCGCTCCATCAGGATCTGACCGCCTACCATCACAATGCGCCCTTCTGGATCTTCCGTGGCAATCTCGGGATGGCGGTCAGCAGGAACCGGCTTCCAATGGTTCATTTCCTGGTCGATCTGATGGCGCCGGTCTTCCTTGCCGAGATAGAACTGACGCTTGAACTCATAGGACATGTGCGACGGTATCTTGGTCGGATCGACATAGAACTTGTCGAAGTTGACCGGGCGACGGCGAAGGCGCTCTTGCCGAACAGCGCCGCGCTGAGTACCGCGAGCAGCATTCGGCGGGCGTCCAGGCCTACGCGGCTCCGGATGCTCTTCCATAAGTTCCTGAACTTCACTCATCAAATCTCTCCATTCGCAATCAATTCTTGCTTGCGCATCGCATAGCGCTTGTACGCCTCTTCGGGCGGAAGGTCGGGCCGTACTGAAACAGCAATCTCCTGCTCAGCAGCAGAAAGCTTGACGGCTTGCCGCTTGGGCGCAACGCCTGGAACGGATGCACGAGACGGCGGGGCGGCTCGCGCTACAGTGGACGCGCGCTGCGCCGGCTTCTCAACGGCCACCTCTGCGGTTTCCTCTTGTGCGGGCTGACGATAGCCCAGCTTGGTTTCCACGAACTCGAAATAGGCAGGCGTGTCCGGCGTCAGGCCATCCGCAACGGCTTCGAAATGCGCTGCCTGAGCCCTCATGCCCATGCGCTGATTGCTGAGCACTTCCGGGTGAGCCTGGAGCCATGCGCGTGTCGCGGGCGATACGTTAGCAAGCGCATCGTCCTGCTGTTGGGTCGGCTGCTGTTGAGCAAGGGCCTTGCGCTGCTCGAACTGTGCCTTGAGCGCTTCCGCCTTGAATTGAGCCGTCGCGATTTGGCGCTGAAGGCTAGCGGCCTTGGCATACTCGCCAACGGCCATCGCCTCGGCCATGTCCTTTTCGAGCTGAGCAGCGGTGTTCTCAGCCACAAGGATTGCATTGGAATAGGCTGCTTCCTCTGCGGTCACCCGATGGCGGGATTCCTCAAGCTGGCGCTGGCGAAGCTCTTCAAGCTCACGCTCTTTGGCGGCAAAGGCTGCCTTTTCTGCCTCACGCTCCTTCCGGGCCTCTTCCATTTGGGCGCGAAGCTGATCAATCTCTTC